TGCGGTCGCAGGTAGAATCTGCGGCAAGGGATGTGGCGCAGGCGGCGGCAAATTCCGTCAACAGCGCACTGCAGATCCATTCCCCTTCAAGGCTTATGGATAAATCTGGGCAGTATGTGGATGAGGGGTTTGCTGGCGGCATGTTGAAAAACGCCGGAAAGGTAAAAACGGCCGCACAGGCGGCAATGGCGCAACCTATTATGGATGCGGCTGGGATGCAGAAATCTGCAGCAAAATCTGTATTGGACATCCGAGCAGGGGTACAGCAGAGCCGGGTGCATGGTGCATTGAATGAAATGATTGCATCACAGACGGTAAACAACAATAACAACAGTACAGTGAATAACAATTCGCAGTCCAGTCCTGCATTTGTTTATAGCCCGACATATCAGTTCAATGGCAACGCGGATAAAGATAATATTAAACAGGCTGACCGCGATGGCCAGGCAGAATTTGAAAGGCGCATGAAGGCATTTATGCGCAAAAACGGCAGGACACAGTTTGCATAGAGAGGGGGCCTACGGCATGGGGATATACACGACCATACAGGGGGATGTGTGGGATTCAATTGCCTGGAAATTATATGGTGATGAAAAGTACATGAAGAACCTGATTGAAGCGAACTGGGATTATATTGATGTGGTAGTATTTTCGTCCGGGACGGTGTTGAACGTCCCGGATATACCAGATGAGGAGATAGACGGTGTGCCGTTCTGGCGCGAAGGCGATATTGTGACCCAATCTGGCTCTTATTCGGAAACGGTGGGAGGTGATGATGGGTGAAGCCAAGGAAAGCCACAACAACGCTGAAATTTAACGGGAAAAATGTAGACACGTCCCTTAAGGATTACCTGGAAAGCGTCTCCTATGAGGATGTTGCGTCAGGCAGCAGTGACACGCTTTCCATCAAATTGCACAACATCACCAAGCAATGGATGAAGGGCTGGTATCCTAAAAAGGGGGATGCAGTAGAAGGCAGCATTAAGCTTTTAGATTGGGATAAAGCAGGGAAAGACAAGAAAATTTTCTGCGGACATTTTACGTTAGACGATGTGAGTTTTTCCGGAAATCCTATGACGGCATCTTTTGACTGTGTGTCTGCCCCCGCGAGCGAGGCGTTTAATACACGGGAAAGGAACAAAACATGGGAGGACGCGACTATTTCCGGGATCGCCGGAGAGATTGCGGGCAGGTACTCCCTCTCCCTCTCTTATTCTGGCTCGGCAATTAAAATCAAGAAACTGGAGCAGTCGGAAAACGACAGCGCATTTTTATTTAATTTGTGTAAAGATTACGGTTTGTCTATGAAAGTCTACAAGAAAAAGATTGTCATATACGACCAGACGCAGATGGAGCAGAAGGGGCCGGTTTGTACAATCGGTATGGATGATTTTGTTGAAAACTGGGATGCGCATGACGGATTGTATGGCGTGTACAGCGGGGCTAGGATGTCTTATAAGAACCCTGACGATGACAAAGAAACAAGTATATATGTCGGTCTTAAGGCAGAAAAGGCAAAGGGCAGCAGGACGCTCCGCATCAATGAAACGGCAGACAGCGTAGCAGACGCAAGGCGTAAGGCGGCCGCGCAGGTGAACCTTTCTAACGAAAAGGCAACGACTATCAGCGGAACAATCTGGCCGAATCCAAAAATATGTGCAGGGGTTACGGTAAAGGTTACTGACTTTGGAAAATTCAATGGAAAATATTTTGTGGATAAGTCTACGATAGAACTTGGGGAAGGCGGCACAAGCCAGAAGATAGAAATGCATAAATGTCAGAAAAGGATTACGGCATAAAAGGAGGCGGCATGGCAGAGAGGACAGTGCGTATAGGGAAAGTGTCAAAGATTAATTATGAAAAAGGCATGATTCGGGTTACATATCCAGACCTGGACGATTCTGTTACCGCAGAATTCCCGGTATTTTCTTTTACGGACGAATACAAAATGCCTAAAATCGGGCAGGAAGTCCTCGTGCTGCACCTGTCTAATGGGCAGAGCGCAGGTATCCTGATGGGGAAATACTGGAACAAAAAGAACATCCCGCCTGATTACGGGCAGGGAAAGAATGTGTTTAACAAAGAGATTGATGAGGAATTCGGAAAAGTCCGCATTACATACAAGGATAAAACTCTGACGCTATATGACGAGGCCGGTGATGTAAACATGGAGATCAAATCCCATGATCGGAACATAAAAGTGATGGGCGGGGATATCAACATAAATGTAACAGGCGGTGCGGTGAACATTAAGGCAGACAATGATGTGCATATTGATGGGGATGCCATCATAAGCGGCATATCATTTTTAGGGCATACGCACACAGGCGTACATGGCGGGACTACGCCGCCGCACTGACGGAAAGGGTGATGCGCATGGCAAAGATAGGACAGTGGGGGAAAGGAAAAAACTGCAAAGTCAAGTTTTCTATAAACGCTGACAAACAGCTTTCTTTTACTAACATGAAACGCACAGCGGCAGGCCGCTGGGCAACGCACAACATTATAGGCAAACGGCCAAAGACAGAATATCTTGGCCCGGATATGGATGAGGTCACACTTGATATTGTTTTTGATGCGGAAATGGGAGTCAATCCGCGCAAGGAGATGAAAAAGCTGCGGGTAGCCTGCAGGAAAGGCGAGGCGTACTACCTGTGGATCGGCGGCAAGAAAGTCCGTTCAGCGAAGCTGTATATTAAATCGGTCAGCGAATCGTGGGATAGGATATGGAATAAAGGGGAGCTTTCCAGGTGTGTAGTGTCCGTTACATTCGGGGAGTACAGATAGGGGGCGTGTGATGTTCATAGATAATATCGAAACAGTCAACATGGATGGCATCAGTGATTTTGAACGCATAGATTCCGAACTACGCGCCCTAATCGTGACTGTGATAGGGACGCTCCCAGGCAGCAGGTCATTTGGCATAGAAGATTATACGGATGAGAATACGAATGATGTGGAATCTGACTTTGCATCCGCGTTGGATGATGGCTGTGAGCAGTTCATCCCGGAGATTGCAATTGAAAGCGTAGTGTTTGAAACCAGTCTGGACGGGAAGGTGGCTGCAAAGATTTTTGTGGAAGGGAGGGATGAGGATTGAACACAGCATCAAAGAACCTTGCGTCAATCATGGATCTGCCGGATGTCAGTTTTATTGAAAATAAAACACTGGAAGATGTCCAGGCAGAAATGGTGGCGGCTTATCAGGATAAATACAAAGAACTGACCGGGCGCGAATTGAAAATGCGCAGGGCAGACCCGGAGGCGTTAAAGCTGTATGCCGTATCAGTCCAGATGTATCATTTGTATCTGTATACAGACATGGCCGGGAAGATGAACCTGATAAAATATTCATTTTCAGATTTTTTGGACGATATGGCGGCGTTCAAGGGCGTTGACAGGAACCCCGCAGCTCCGGCCACGGTGAAAGTGCGGTTTACACTTTCGGCGGCGCAGCCTTCCGTGGTCACGATACCGCAAGGCACACGGGTGTCAGATGGCGGCGAGGAATTCTTCGCAACGGATGAAGCTGCAGAGATTGCCATAGGGGAAATGTCTGTAGATATCCAATGCACATGCCAGACGGCCGGGAAGATATGAAACGGCATTCTAGCTGGCGCAATCAATACGTTGGTTGACCCGATCCCATACATGGAGAGGGTGGCGAGCATTGAGGAATCCTCTGGCGGTTCGGACGTAGAGGACGATGAAAACTTCGCTTACAGGCTTTACCTTGCGCCGTCTGCTTATTCCACAGCTGGGCCGATGGATGCGTATGAGTACCATACAAAATCTTACAGTGCGGCGATTGGTGATGTGAAAGTGGTAAGCCCGGAGCCGGTGGAGGTTGAGGTAAGGTTCCTACTTACAGACGGTTCCATACCTACAGAGGGGCTGTGTGCGGAAGTGCTGGGATATTTAAACGGGCAGTTCCGGCGGCCGCTTACCGACCATGTGACGGTGCTTGCGCCCACGGAACAGGAATTTGACCTTGACTTTACCTTTTACGTAAACAAGTCTGATATCAACAAGGCGGCTGCAATACAGGTTGCTGTAGCGTCTGCGGTTGAGGAATATGTGCAGTGGCAGACATTTTCTATAGGCAGGGATATTAACCCTGATATGCTCCGAAGG